GTAGGCTCAGCGTGATAGTGAGTAGTTTTTTAGCTATTTTTTTCATGTGTGGTTGTGTGGTTGTGTGGTTGAATTTAAACATCATAGCATCGTATGTGAGCGGCTAGGGCGGCTCGGCTTGCTGGGCTGTCGTCGGGAAGCTCTCGCAAGCGTTTGTGTGCGCTTGAGATAAGCTCTCGTGCTTCGGCTGGGTGGAAGCCATAGCTGGACAACGTCAAGTCTCGGATAAGCTCGTTGAGCTCTTCGCGGTTTAGGTGATTGAGTGATGTTTTCATGTGTGGTTGTGTGGATTACTGGGAAGCACAGCGTGCGCTTCGTCGGGGATTGTGAGACGTGCCGGTATAAACACAAGGGTTTTTTTGAGTATTTTGTTGCGGTAAATGACCGGTAAGACACGGCGTGGTCTAGTGGTTGTCTTGTGGTGAAACTGGTGGTGTTATTGTGTGATAGTAGAGGCCGCGAAAAAACGCCAACAAACAAAAAAGCAAGCGAACATATGGGCTGGCCTGTTTGTGGCCGTCTGGGGCCAACTGAGGGCCGCCAAGCGTGCGACAGTGGATATCTACTCCGCTGTCATGCTAGTATTTATCGGGCCTTGTGGACCGCTTGTGACAATGCGTGGACAATTTGCCGATTTTAAAGGGCCATGGGGGGATTTTGCAGCGTCGATTTAACGTATACCCCCTCAGATTTTTGCACCAAAACCTAGGCGTTCACAAAGAAGAAGCCCCAAGCTCCATCACAATCGCTGGGGACTGGAGAGGGAGACATTGGGGCGTACAAAGAAAAGACCCCCAGAGGCAAACTAAGGCTCTCTGAGGGTCACACACACACGTATAACACACATACACGTAACAAAACTCTATACTGAGTAGTATGGGTCTGCTGCTGAACAGGTCAACAACAAAACACCTAAAAATTTATAAGCTTGACAGGTATATTACCTCGACTACAATTGAGCCATAGGCGTAACACCTAAGGTATACTAATAGTGTACGAATTCTCTTGCTCTGGGTAAGACTACCACCCATCACCCCTCTAGGGATTAAGATTCTTAGTAGTTTAAGAGTTCACTAATTTCATTGTTCACTCTTAGTTACACTAAGAAGGGGCTCCCCTCTATTCCCCCATATTAGTCCCACTCCTGTTCGTCTTCCTCCTCATCTTCCCAAACCCACTCTTCTTCAAGGTCTTCTAAACCTGCATTAAGATATTGTTCGTGGTAGTTGTTCGCTGATGAAAGTAGCCCATGAGCAGCAAAGGGGTCACTAAATAACACATCAAAGGATGTTGGGTTATCATAGTCCTGAACAACAACTACATAGTTCCTGTAGTGTTCGCCCAGAATGGCTCTTGCTTGTTCTATTGGGGTCATGGGTCTCATATCCAGCTATCGGCCCTATTTGACCCCTTAGAACGCTTGTAATAGGCATCTGTGAAGGCTTGTAGTTCCTTGTTAAGTAGTTCTGCTTTTCTGTTGGCTATATTGTCCTCTGCATCCTGAGCCATTTGTTCGGTCCAGTAGTTCACAGCGATACTCAGGGCATCTAGGCGGTCATCATGTGTTATTGCACCTCTGTCTCTGGTTATACGGGACATCTGGTACATCAGTTGGTATCTGAGCTGTAGCTCTGGGGGATACCCTTGGGCAGTCTCAAAGTCCTTTCTGATGACCTCTGGGGATATAATGAGCCTGTGTTGGTTCATTATGGGCTCTAGGGTGTCAATGATACGTCTTTCCTTCTGGATGTTGTGTCTGACCTCCTCCATAGTACACGGGTGCACCTTGGTGAGCACTGGCTTAAAGATTTCGTTGAACATACCGTCCCCGAAGTTACTTTCGACCACAATGGCGTTGACCTGATGGTTCTTAGCAATCATTGCGAGTGTCTTCAGGGTTTCCTCACTGTATCCCCCTTGTAGACCCCCAGCGTCAGGGACGAACAACATTCCGTTTAACATTTTGACCACAGCGTAGCCCGTTTCGTCCTTACCGCGACCACTTGGGTCAATCGCAAGAACACTCCCAGTGAACGGTATGTGCTCTCCAACAGCCTTAAAGGGGCGGTAGTATCTGTCTCCGCTGAAGCCCACATTGGGGACACTCCCGTCCCACACTAGGTCAGGAGCTTGAGCCCACACGAGTTTCTCTGGGGCTAACTCTTTGTCGATGTCTGCTACAATCAGGTCGTTGAGCTTTAATGGGTGTCTGTCGGTGTCACTCAGGCGTGTATCCAGCATGAACTGCATGGCGAACCCAGAGCGACCATAGGACATCTCTCGTTCTAACAGGTCAATATCTGAGAACCGAGTAGGTTCTGTAGCCTTACCCTCTTTCTCAGAATCCACACAGATAGCCTTCACAGCCCCGTTATAGCCTTTTTCGTTGCTCTGAGGGGTGACATACTTAGCAGGCCATATACGGGCTTTATAGCCCCGTTCTTGTAGCTTGTTGTAGATACTGTCCTCAGTCTGGGGTGTTCCTAGAAATATAATCTTAGAGGAGTCTTCGGGCTTCAGGATAGCATCAAACTCTTTTACTTGTTCGCTAAGCTTCTCACGCATAGCCTGCGTAGCAGAGTTGTTCGCCACTTCGATGTCATCGGCAATGATGATGTCCGCACGGGAACCCGTAAGCTGACTGGTAACACCCAGAGACTTCACAGACGGTGCGTGACTGGCTGGTGCTGGTCCCACGTCAAAGGATATCTTACTGAACCTCTGCTTGTCGTTGGGCTTCAGGTGAGCCAAAAAGGGAACCTCGTGGATAAGACGCAAGGTGAACGTGCTGAAGTCATCAGAACGCGTCTTGGACGCAGAGACCACTAGGAAGTTCAACGAGGGGTTCAGGAATAACTGGTGAACCACATAGGCCGAACAAATCCAAGACTTACCAACACCACGAAATGCCTCGATAATGACACGCTTGTCATCACCTTGCATGAAGTCAGCAATGTTATACTGGATGGGTGTTGGCTCTGGAAGGTTTAGGTGCTTCCAAATCAGGAACAAAAAGTTCCTAAAGTCTTTGAGTTCTTCCATGTTTACTTGTTGCGAGCTCGGTTCCGAGATTTACTCTGGATACGTAGGTTACTACGGGAGTTATTGTGGGGATTACGGTCCTTGTGGTCAACATCTTTACCCGCTAGGGCAGCCTTGCCGTGTTTCTTGACGGCTAACCGTCGAGCTTTGTTCCTAGAGGAGCGTCTCGCGCGTTGTTCAGGTTTTGAGTGGTAGTTCTCGTACTCTTTTTTATAATTTCTGGCCATTTGCTGCTATTACTATGTTTTCGGATTCATCTTGGAAGGGAAGCATGTCTACTAGGTTACCCAACGGGTTTTCGTTGGTCACCTGAGCGTGGATACCGTTGTCTTTTAGGAGTTGTCGGGCAGCATTTAGGTCACTAGGTGACGCTTCGCCACTCTGGATACGCTGGATAAACTCACTAATTAAGAGGTCTTGGAGGCTGTATAGTTTTTCTGTTTTATCACTCATTGGTCATTTCTCTTGTTGTGGAAATCAAATAGTATTTTTACTTTCTCGCTTAGGCTTTCTACGTTGTAGTGCATACGAGCAAGAACAATGACGAGGGTAATAAACCCAAGTGCTACGGGCCATAAGGCGGATATCCATTCAATCATTGTTTGGTAATTTCCTTGTATATTTTGATGCCCAAATACACCATGGTTAGAAGACCCACGCAGATAGCTACGAAGGTATTGATGTGGTCTAAGGTTAGGGTTCCCACGATGCCACTTATGGCAATGAAGGGGGTTGTATAGGGATTATCGGGTATCATTTTAGGTTAACGGATTGAGAGGGTTTATTGGATTAAACGGTACTGTGACTTTTCTTGTTGTAACGCGTAGATAGAATCTTGTAGGTCTGGAAATTCTTCAAGCATCTCGTGGCGTCCCTTACGACGGTAGGCACGCACTAGGCGTTGCACCGCTTTAATTCTTGGGGATAGCTCACCGAGGTCATCCGCACTTTCCTTTGGTAGAGCTTGGTAACCTTTGTCTTTAACCATCTCACGTAAGGCTTGACGCATAGTCTTACCTCCGATTTTGGTTGTGCCTGAGAGCTCCAAGTAACGGTCAAACGCTTGGCGTCCTTCCGAGTTATATACGTCGCGCATTTCAATGGCGTTGTATAGCTTGGTGCTAGGTTGACTGAAGCCGTGTTGAAGTCCAGCGAGTTCGTGGTCTACTGGGTCTTTACTCTCCTTGTTGAAGTATGCGGGATTGATAATGCCTGTCATATAAGGACTGTTTTGGTTCTTCATGACTTCTCCTAAGAAGTTTCTGCGTGACGGAAGGTTTCCTTGAGCTACAGGCATCTTCTTGAGCCAGTAGTCGAAGATAGAACGTGTTTCCTTTAGCTCACGCTCATCGGCCATATTCTGAGCCTGCGTAAAGAAGGTAGGGGCAAATCCACCAACAATGTTACCAGCAAACGGCTTGAAGTTACCTACTGGGTCACGAACTAACTGAAGGAGCGTATCCAAGCCCTTAACGTAGGACTTGTTGGTTACGTTCTGAGTTAGAGACAGAACACCTAGAGCAACCATGTCTTGACTAACGATGCCATCTAAATCGTGGTAATGGTGACCTTCGACGATGTCAGCAAACAAGCCAAGGACTGTAGCGATAGGGTCAGCCCTTTGGTAACTGACGTAAGTGTCACCTATTTTGATTGAATAAGGTCTCCAGCCTGACATACGCAGGCTTTCAAGTTCATCTCTGTTAGGGGGACCACCACCTGTAATCATACCCTTGTTGCTAATCATGTAGTAAAGGATAGATGCGGTTGCCGCCGAGCTGACTGCAAGTTTACCTCTAATCTGAGCGCGAACCGTTGGGTCGTCACTCATAAGCTGTTTGGTAAGCTCTGCTCTCTTTGCTTTGGTGGCTACCATACCAACAGTACCTAACGGAGTGCGGTCAATAGAGAACTTCAAGATATTCGTAGGAGTCCGTAGGAACGGAATAACGAAGTTAAGTGTCCTCCAAAGTCCTCCTTTGTTCTTTAGGGTATTAAGGGTATTAGACAGCGTTCCAATTACGCCTTCGTTCTCAAGGTCGTTAGTAAACGTCGTTTCCTCCGCGTAGCCCTTTGCGGCATCTGCAAGCCCACCACGGGTCTCATCGAATGGGTTGTCCTTGATATACTGAGCAATAAACTCTTCTTGCTCTTTACCAAACTTTAGTCCTTGAGCTTTAGCAGCTTCAACAGCATCCATGTAGACACCTTTTTCGTTGTAGGCTCTAGCACCCTTGGTGATAAAGTTGTCGAAGTTCTTGGTTACATACTCTGCAATTTCGTCGCCTGACTTGGCTCCCTTTTTCATTGCTTCGTAGGCAAGGTTTGTCTTCACATACGAACGGTAGTTCATTTGCTTGAAGAACTCATCCCCAAACGCTAGGGCTCGGCTTGGCACACGGACTACTTTACCGAGAGTATTAACGGCTTTAGCTAGGGTTCCATCACCATCCATTGCAATAGCTTGAGAAGTATCAAATTTGTCATCAAAAGCTCTGCTTCCTTGGACAAGTCTGGACTCTCCTGTCTTAAAGGTTTTCCATGAAATGCTTATGACATCAGCGAAGGACTCCATATCAAAGGCATACTTTAGCGTTGCTCTGGCTAACTGAGGGTCTCCTGTGAGTACCGCCCCTACTGATTGCTCAATAGTACGAATAGCCAGAGTTAAGCTGTTACCTAATCCATTGACTATTTGAGTAGTAGGACCCGAAAGCAGGGAGTTCATCCAATATTCCATAGTAACATCCATAGCTTTACTACCGAATGTCTCCTCTGCCATCTCTCTGGTCTTCTTGATGTTCCTCTTGGCTGCTGCCTTGTCAGAAGAACCAGCAATTAGGTCAATCATCTTATCAACAGGCATTGTACCAGCACGGTTTTCGTTGATGTACTTGTCGTAGTCTTTTGGCTGTGCCGCTTTTGCATCAAACCCAATGCCACTCTTGGTGCGGTATTTACCACTTGGGTCGAGAAGGAACTTACGTTGCACTAAGGTTAAACCTGCTTCACGTCCCATCAATGACCATATCCGTCCAATCTCTTGCGTCTGGTCGAGAAGAGATAGAAACTCTACTTCTAGCTGTTGTTTGTTTAGCTTAGGGTTTACACGGGCTTCTAGGGCTTTGTTTGCGGTGTCAACGACATCGGCAGTCATCACGTCTATAAGCTTGTAAACAGCGTTTTGAACATTGCGGTAGTTGCTAAGGTCAGTTGCTTCTGTGAGCTTACCAATCGTGGCAGCGTAGTCCCCAGCTTTACCTCCTAAGATATCAGCTACCTCAGCGTTTTCAGCTATTAGCTCATCAGCACTTACAGGCTTAGCTGTAGGGGCTTTTTCAAGGTTCTTTGCGATGGCTTGCACGAGGGCAACCGCTTGGGTTGTATCGCGGATACCTCTTGCAAAGTTTCTGATTGCGTCGTCGCCACCTGTCTCAAGGTCATTCGCCATGCGTCCAAGGCTCTCTTCGATGCTCTGGTCGAGTTGGCGTTGTCCCATCGTACTCTCTTGATTTAGAAATTTGTTTATTGATTTCTTAATCTCTTCTTCGTTTTCTACGCCTTGTCTGAGAAGGTATATAAGGTCTTCATTAAAGGCTTTATCATTGGTCTTTTCAAGGTTGTCCGCTATTTTTTCTCTTGTGGTTTTGTCCAACATTTTTATCTGAGAAAACACACGATTGGTCATCATCTCTGATAAAAGAGCCGTTTCAGCCTCTTCCATCATACCAAATAATTTTTGGTTACCATCAAACCCATTTCTCATCGCTTCTTTAATGATGTT